CCCATGACTCACTCCTTCCTGGTTGGATTTGGAGGTGCCAACGGTGCCGGCCGTCTGACTTTTGGCCAACTCGTCGGCTCGTTGCTGCTCGATGGCGTTCCCGCTGACGCCTCATCGCACCTGGCCCAGCGTTTTTCCATCGCCTGCAGAAATCGGTCCATTTCACGCTGCATCTCGACATTGCGATCCAATGCATGGGCGATCGCTGAGGTCAGCTTCGCCACACGTCCCGCTTCGGCGTCTGCCCGCGCCGCCTCGATTTGCGTACGCTCCATTTCAACGAGACGCCGTTTAGCCTCTTGCCGCAATGCAAGTTGCGCCTGATCGCGCTCCCGTCGTAGCAGCCGCAGGTGCACTGCTTGGTAGGCCGCAATGCCAATGAAAAGCAAAACCGCGACCAACAAAAAGATGATGATGTCGACCTGATTGAATACTGGCCACATCATGGCGGACTCTCACGGTTTTGTTCCTGATCTGGGTGGCAAGTCATCCAACGATCCACGCTTTGAATCCAGTGGCGCATAGGAGGTGTCGACGCCCATTGCGCGATTGAGCCGACGCACCAGTCCCTTGCGAACCCATTCAGCACCTGCCATGCCCGCCACGCCAGCGAGTGCGCCACAGAGGAATGGATCGGTGCCGCGAGCCTTGAGCATCAGGAATACGATGAAGCCACTCATCGCGGATCCGCCAAGTTTCCCGGACAGGAACCACCACGTTGTGGCGTTCGTCATTCCGCGGCGAACGTCGTCGACCCACAAGACGAAGCCTCCGAGCAGGCAGAGCATGAGCGTGCCGCCCCATTCGACGAGAATGCGCACGATCGGTGCGTACTCACCGAACATGCGGTCAGTGACTGACGGCTCCGCCGAAACCAGCGCAGGCAGGTAAATCAAGATCACCATTGCCAATGCACTCGTTACGTACTTCACATCATGTCCCTACGCGAAATCGAGAACGAGGGTCCCAGGATCAAACGAAACCGTGTCGCCGACCCCGAAACTGCGCTTAATTGAATCACCGTCGGCATCGACGATGTAACCGAAGTCCCACAGATTGCCTCCGGAGGCGGCGTCGTACAGGCCAAAGCCCGCGATGAGATTCCAGGCGACCGTGATGACCCCCCAACTCACCGCAACGTTGTTGGTGATCTGCGCGCTTGAGCCGCTGCTCGCAGACGTCGTGCCCGCCCCCTGAGTCCCGGACCAATTTGCGAGGCTTGAGGCGACCGCAACACGCGAGTAGCCCGCTGCCACGAGCTCTGTTCCGCCGCCGGCGCGGGTGGGGAGCCCGGTGAACAGCGCCACGTAGCGGGTCGCGGGGAAAGTGATGGTTTGGCCCCGCATCGCGGCATCGGCCATCAGGTTGATAGCGTAATTCGTCAGCATGACTGTTCCTTCTTCCGTTCAACCGGCCTCAGGTGCGCTGTAGGGGTAGATCCAGACCGTGTTTGTCGCTTGCAGCGCGCCATCCGACGCACGCCTGATCTGTACCGGGATGGTGTAGGTCACGATCCCGGGATAAATCGTCCAACTGCGGCTGGTGCCGAGCGACAGCCAAGTATCCGACGCGTCGCCTTCGAGACCGGTCGGAAATTCATCGAACGTCGGTGCGTGCTGCAGCTCCGGCGGAATTGACACAAAGACCTCGTAGCCCCCTGCGACGAGCGCGGTGACGGTCTGCGGTGTGAGCCACTCGTGGGCGTTGGTTTGATCATCGGCGCCCGGCACGGTGATGATGAAGCGACCATCGTTGAGGAAATTCAGAGTCGCCTTGCCATACATCAGGCCGCTGCCGTTCAGGCGGACGTAGTGTGTATTCAGATGCACGACGTGGTCGTCGTACGGAACGCCTTCGCCGACCGTTGTACCCGTGCCCACCGGATCCTGTTCTTCGCCGCTCGGCAGCCATTCGTTGTCGGCGATGTGCACCCGGTCATCCTCGAGCACCAACTCAATCTCGATCTCGCGGGCACTGCGAGGGATGATCTGGCGCATCTTGGCCAGCGCGCCCAGGTCCTCGGCGCTGCCGAACACGAAACGCGTCCGCTCAAGATCAGCTCGATTGAACACGATCTCGAAGTCCGGCGCCGTCGCCAGAATCATGGCGTACGGCGTCGGATCGGCTGGCTCTACGCGGATTCGGTCAGTGAGCGTACCGTCGGGCCTTGCGAGGCGGATGTAGTGCCGCGCCTCGCTGTCCCAACGAAGCGGTTCCGAAGACACGAGTGTCCGCGTCGAGACGTCATAGTCGGCCACGTCGCCGCCTTGCCCGAAGTTGCCGACGTCATGCTGCAACGTCACCAGCGATCCGTAGGCGGGAAGGAGCCCTTCGAGTTCCGTGCTGAAGCGCGCCCGGGTGGATCGATACACCAGATCGGCGAGGTGAAATGCAGCGGTTCGCTTGGCCTGGTTCTCACCGATGATTCCTGGCATCTTGAGCTGAATCGGGCCTCTGGGCGCGGGGAGTCCAAGTGCGAGCCGCTCCGGGACTCCCCGGTAGGCGTAGATCCGATCGTTCGCGTATTGGCTCGTAACCGTGACCCAATCCCAGCGTCGAGAGTCGAAGTAATCCAGGTTGATGGCGTCGACCGGATCCGCATCGGCCAGCGTGAACTTGAGCTTGAAGCTGCCTTCGCGGATGTTGCGCATGCTGAACAGAGCCAGCGGCGCATCCTCCTGCTGATCCCGCCAGCAGGTGACCTTGCTGCCCCGGATCAGCGGAACCGCGCGGCCCACCTTGGCCATCATCGCGAGCGCGTCCCACATCGTGTTTTGGTCGTCAACCACCATGTCGAAGCGGTCCTGCCGCGCGTCCCAGATATTCGCCAGCGCAACGAATTGATCGATGTCGATCTGGTGGTCTGGCATCCCGCGTTTGCGCAGCACGTACGTCATCGCCCACGCCGGATTGCGCGTGCCCTGATAGGTGGTCGTCCACGCCCCGGCCTGCGAGTCGTAGATCTGCAATTGACGCTCGCTGAGCACCCGGAAACGCGCCTGCGTCAGACCGCTCAACTGCTCGCTCGCCTTGATACGGATCGCGACATAGGTCGCCTGCGACGGCGACGGCGTTTCGTTCGCGCTGCCGTAAATGATGCCGGGGGTGTCGAGTTGCGCCCTCAGTGCCAGCCAGGAAATGTCATGAGCTGCGGCGGTTTCCTCCACGCGTTCATCGGTACGCATCAGCCGCACCTGGGGTCGTATCGGCTTTGCCAGCGTGTAGCTGTAGCTGCGGCGAGTCGGCGTGATGCTCCACTCGCCGAAGGTCTCGCTGGCCAGAGTTGACCAACTTCCAACCGGCTGCCCGAAGTCGTTGACCTCCCGGATCTGCACGTCCCAACTGATCGATCGATCCTCGTCAAGACCGCGCGGAAAGGCCACGTCAATGTGAATTTTCGCGGCCTTGAACTCAGCCTTGATCGGGATGAACGGTCCCACGAACAACAGGCTCGGCATCTCCATGCCGCTGACCTCGCTCGCGGTGATCATGTTGTCCTCGACGATGCGCGAGTCCTGCATGACAACCTTCGCCGAGGACAACTCGTCATTGAGCCCGTAGGCAGTCATGGACGGATAACTGCCGGGCCCAAGCTCGATGTAGGGGCCCAGGTACTGGTGGTCCTTGTACAGCCGCCACGTCCCGCCTTCCACGATGACGGAGGAGACGGTGTCATTGAAGAACAGCGCCGCAAACTCGGGAGTGTTGGCGGTCAGGTGGATGCTGCTGCCGACGAAGTTGTCGTGTTGATACAGGGTGATGCTCGGCGCCGGCCCAGTACCCGGCACGTCCGTGAATAACTCGTAGCCGTTGCCCGGACCACCCAGGGTGCTCTGGTGCGCTCCGACCCGATTGATGATCACGTCATCGAAGTCGCTGATGGGCGTGTCATCGATGTAGACCTGCAGGACCTTCGCGATGCCGGTCGAGACCAGCAGGATGCAGTGGTAGTACTGTGTGCCCTCGTCGTCGTAGTCGCTGTAAGGCGGACAAGCGAAATCAGGGAATGAGGCCATGTGCCCGAACAGCTCGGGGATCGGCTGGTCGATTCGGGCCTGATTGCCGCCCGCGCTGAACGTCGGGCTTTCGGTGCCGATACCGCTCGGTACATTGCTCTGATCGATTGGAATCAGGGCGTTGATCAGCAGTGAGGCGCCGATCGACGCCATGGCGAGATTCAGGCCTACGAGGCCGATGCCCTGTATGCCGAATGCGCCGGGGCCGAGGAAGGTGAATGCTGCGACCTGCAAAACGATTCGCAGTACGTTTGAGCCACCACCGCCTCCCAACACGGGCCTGTGAAACACGACGATGTCGTCGGGCCGCGGCGCGAGACACCAATGCTCGCGCAGCAGATAGAAACCGCCAGGCCGATCGGAACTGATGACGCCACAGACGAAGCTTTGGCGATCAGCGATCGTGTGCGGAAGCAAGTCGTCCAAGCATGCGCCTTCCGGGACGGGCTTGAAGTCCCGGCCGGCTAGATCAAACTGCAGCGGATCAAGAATCACCGCATACCGGCTCATGTACCGTACCTCCACACCTCGAAATGGCCGAAGCCGAGGACGGAGAGCTGGTCGATCGCGTCGATACGAACGGAGCCATGCGGAACGCCGTGTTCGTCCAGCCCGCCAACGGCGTGCAGCAGGCTCAGCCGCGGCAACTCGATCACCACGCCGACGTGGGGCTCGGCTTTGGCGTTGAGCATCGTCAGCACATCCCCTTGCCTCGGCCGTTCCATCGTCCGCTTCCAGGGGCCGCGCTGAACCAGATTTCGGATCTCCCCCCATTGCCCCGGAGGAGCACCGGTCGCGGCCACTCGCAGCGGAGGAAGGTCCCTCCCATACCGGGTCAATTGGACCTCTCGCACGAGGCCCCAGCAGTCGTAGGCATCCGGCCCCTCGGCGCCGGGGGCCCAGGGCAGATTGCAGAACTCGGCGCTCCAATGGCGCGCAGAGGCGTTCGGGGTGAGGTTGATCATGGGAATCACTGAGCGGCGAGCGCCGGGAAGAGCTCGCGTGTATAGGTCGCAAAGGGGAACTTGCGGTTGGTGAAGTCGCCGAAGCTGGCCTGTGCCGTCACTGTCGTGCTGCCTGCCTCGACGTCGGACAGCACCATCTTTGTCGGCGGAAGCACGTGCGGCGCGCTCGTGTCGCTCGGAAGGTATTCGCGCTCGATGATGTAGACCGGCGAGCGGCCCGCCCGTGCGAGCTGCTTCGTCAGAATCTGGCTCACGTTGTCGACCTCGATCTGAACGGCGGCGGGCGCGCCGGAATCGGTCTGCTCGGGCATCGTGTATCGGAACGGCACCGGCCGGAAGGTGCGCTCGTTGCCGTCCTCATCGGTCGCGACAAGCGGCTTGTAATCGTTGACGATCCAGGCCGACGTCGGATTACCGTTGTCGTCGACGAAGTTCTCGTTCTGCAATTCGAGCGTCAGCAAGATCGGGTCGCCCTGCTTGTTGCTCGCCATGCTTTCAGCAATGGCCTCGCTGTAGCTAACGCCGAGGCGAGGATTGAGATAGGTTGGCATTTCATCTCCGGTGGACGTAACACTTTAACTGTCCCAGGCAATAGCGGAAGAAGGAAGATATAGCACTTCATTTGGCCACGTATGCAGCTGTACTGTTGTTCCGCTTTCGTTCGCGTATACGCCGTTCCCTAGGTAATAGAGTCCGTTCAGACTGGCCATCGGCCACACAGGTGTGGAAGGCGACCAATGAGTCATGTGGTACCAGTCTTGCCCCGCCATATACGCTGCCGTTAGGTCAAACGTCGTGTTCGATGGTGGGTGGCTTATGAGGTACTCATACTGACCGGTGAGGGTTGCCAGAGGATCCAAAAGTACGCCATTCGCGTAGATCCCTGTGCACGCTCCGTTATCGAGATCTATTTCAAAACCGAGACGAACACCTTCCGGGGTAGGAATTACATCTACGTGATACCCAAGTGGATGAGGCGCCTCACTGATTCCCGCAGCATCTATGGTCACGCCGTAGACTATTTCGGGGTTATTCGGATCGGATCCGCCACTGAGAGCGTGCGGCCCAATCTTAAGCCACAACACACGTGTATCCGACGGCAGCGGATGGAATGGCAAGTTCAGTGAGTCGCTGCTCCGAACGACGTTCTGATTGACTGTATAGCCTATGCCGATGCCGATAGAAAGTATGGTCCCCGGCGTAAACGACATTTCAAAATACCGCCGACCGGTGACCTTCGCAGTCAATGCGGCATCAGCCAACGTAGCATTCGAGACTGGATCAAGATGCATCGTTCGGCAGTCAATGGAGTACCACGCGGGGTTTGCAATGCCCGCGGTATAAGGCAATACACCATCCACGTTCCACCGAGTTCCTACGCATGCGGGTGCAGGAGCAGGCGCCGGAGGAGGTGGCGCTGGCGGAGGTGGCGGTGGCGGTGACGGAGGAGGAGCAGGCGGTGGCGGTGGGGGCGGGGGGACTGGTGAGCCACACCCGCCCCCCCCTCCCAAGCTTGCTCCCCAAACCACCCTTGTCACGCCAGCGCCGCGCTGCTCCAGCGTCGCGCTGACGCGATAGATGGGTGCTTGAACCTCGCCCGCACCGGCAGTTGCACCCATCGTCATGCGCTCTATGCGCAGCGTCTTCGTTCGATAGTGCAATACCCTGTCCGTCCAGCCGCCGCGCCCAGGCACGCGCGCCGTGAACCAGCAAAGCCCCCACTTCAGCGTGTCCCTGTACCAAGGGCGCCAGACAGCCATTTGCGCAGCGGTGTAGATCCACTCCGCCTCAACGTCGAGGATTCGATCCCGAAATCGATTCCGTAGGTCCGGAAGCCCATCGATTTCCGATCTGGCACGTCGTTCACGCGAGGTCATGTCCCAGCGCGTTGGTGCGGGCAACCCGCTCGGGTAAACCAAAGGAGGTGCAAGTGGTGTTTCGCTCATTGCGAATGCTCAAAGAAAGCAAAACCCGCAGCGTTATGAGCGCTGCGGGCAAAAGTTGAAATCAAGTTCAACAAATCAACCGGGTAACGGCTACGAACGCGTGCTGTTCCACGGCGCGAACCCCGTAGGAGGCGTGTACGTGACATCCGACGACGTGCTGTTGATCGTCCAGGCACTGTTCAACCCGCCCGCATGGTCTGTCG